TGCTGAACCAAAGCGTGATTTCACACAAATGCACCAACACACTTACAACGAAATGGTTGAGGAAATCTCAAATGCTATCCGCATCTTAAAGATGACCGATGAGGAAGTTGTAAATGCAACAACCTTCAAGTCTATTGCAAAGTATCTATAACTAAATAAAGTGTCCTGAGCAAGACAGTAAAAGGCTCACACTATAACCCGATATAGAAAAGGAAAATAAAAAAAATGACACTAGGCGGATATACTTACCAAATCGGTGATTTATTCACAACAAGCAAGACAGGCATCACAGGTCGAATTATCAAGTTCGTGCCACAAACTAAAAATGTAACTCGTGTGCATTTACAATTAGCAAATGGTGCAAAGCGTTTTGCAATGGTGAAAACATACTAAAATAAAATAGAGTTAAGTGGCGGTTTGAAAATAGTGTAATCGCAATTGCCCCGCCACTTACATTTTAATAAAGTGGTCGTGAGTGATAACAGGTAAGTGCTATGGTAGCCCATAGCCACCACTTTAATTTTAAAAGCTGCAAAATTTGGGCCAGCCCAATGTGATCAATATCACATTAAGAATACTGGACAGTAACCCTGAGCTTACGATATGATGGCGGGATGCCATAAGTTTATTTTAAAATAGATTTGACGGATGTCAGTGCAATCTGTTATACTTAGGGCTCCAATCGAAAGGAAAAAAAATATGCAAAACACCGCTCATAAATCAGAAGTAGAAAGTGGCGAAGTGTCATTTGTTCTTGCTGATTCCCGATCTAAACCTGCGTGGCATTCATTTGCTAATCACGTATGGGATGCAGATTCCGAAACACCATCCATATCTCAAATTATGGATTCCGCTAAACTCTCTAATTGGAATGTTCGCTTAGAGCCTGTTGCAGATTTAGTCCCTACCTATAATATGGTTAGCGACTCTTATCTTGTTGTTCGTGATAACCCATATAACGATGGCGAAAAAGATGTTCTCGCCACTGTAGGTTCACGCTATAAAGAAGTGCAGAATGAAGATTTATTTGCATTCGCACAAAACCTTCACGATTCAAATCCCGATGTAAAAGTTGATGCAGCGGGTTCACTTAAGGGTGGGCGTGTTGTATTTGGTTCTTGGTCTGTTCCTAACACTCTTGTTCTTGACCCTAAGGGTGCTAACGATAAAACTAATCTATACTTAATCGTATGGACATCACACGATGGTTCTGTTGCGGTTCAATCTGCAATTACTCCTGTTCGTGTTCGTTGCCAAAATACACTTAATTTCGCTATGAAACGTGCTAAGCAATCTTTCAAGATTCGCCACACACAGACTGTAGACGGAAAAATTGCTGCTGCACGTGAGGCTCTAGGGCTCTCTGTTGCATATTTCGATGAGTTCTCTGCTCAAGCAAACGAATTGTTTAAGCGTGAAGTTACCGATGCACAATTCTCTAAGATTGTAAATGCACTTTATCCTAAGCCAGATAAAGATGCTAAAGGCTCAATCAAGAAGTGGGAAAATAAAGTTCTGCTTGTGGATGAGTTGTATCATAATGCAGACACCAATGCAAATATCAAGGGCACAGCGTGGGGTGTTGTTAATGCTCTAACTGAACGTCTTGATTATTATCGCACAGCCCGTAAGGGTGGCGATTCGCTAATGGCAGGAGCAAGTGGATTTGACCCTGTTCTAACTGCAGAAAAAAATAAAATTGTTAAGCAAGTTTTATCTTTAACCGCTTAACAAATTGGGGGGCGAAAGCCCCCCACATTTTTATTTAATAACAGCGTGTTGATTTGACAAAGCTCTAAAAATTTGGGCCGACTAATGATCAAAATCACAATTACGAAGAGGCATAAAATCCCTGATTACGAGTGGACAAATGTCAGTCCGATGTGGTAAAATATCCACCTCTCGAAAAGAAAGGTTTTACATATGCCAAACTGGGTATATAACGGATTAACTGTAGAAGGTAATCCAGAATCAGTAACTAAACTAATAAATCAAATGAATCAACCATTTAAATTGGTCCACGATTCTTGGGATGTTGAATCTGGTGATATGAAGAAGAAGATGACCACATATTCAAATCCTATATTTGCATTCTGGAATATAGTTAAACCAGAGAACTTGGATGCATATTCTGGTCAACCTGACCATAGCAAAGATATCTTTGATAAGTCTGGTGATGATTGGTATAACTGGAACCTACGTAATTGGGGAACTAAATGGGATGTAGCCGTATCTAGTGATAATCAGTATCCTGATACATATATGGAAGGCCCCGCCCAAAATGGTGAGACCTCTGTAGTCTATTATAACTTTAATACTGCGTGGGGCGTTCCTATGCCTGCGTTGTCAAAACTGTCAGAACAATATCCTGATTTATTATTTACTTTGTCATACGAAGAAGAAACAGGCTGGGGTGGTGAACTAGAACTGCTCAGAGGTGAACTATTGTCAGATGAGCAATATAGTTGGAAATGCCCAGAATGCGAACTGATGTTAGAAAGAGATCCAGAATACTGCGAGGACTGTGAAGATTATGTATGTCCACAATGTGGCTATGGAACAAGTGAAGAAGGATGTGCAGAACATAAGGTGGATGCCAATGTCTAATAAAGTAGTTTCAAATACATATTCTTTTGTCTGTGATCCAGATGAATGTGATACCTTAATTGAATTAACAACATCAGATAGCTTTGGGTTCCCGTCTGGTGTGACAGAACTCACATGCCCTTGTGGTAGACAAATGTCATACATCGGTGTTATAATTAACCCCTCAACAGAACCAGGAGTAAAAGTGGAAACAATAGCAGAGCAATACAACCCGAACTTGATTGTAACTTACAAGGCCATTGAAGATGGTCAGACTCGCTATGAGACTCGTAAGATTAACGAACTAGAATGGGATATGGATCAATTCCGTAAACTACGTAAGAAAGAAAATGCGTGGTGGGGTAAAGAATCTCAACTACGTCATATTATTACAGAGGCATATGAGAATTCTTCAGAGCCTGATTTAGTTGCAGACATTGCAAGAATCTTTGATATTCCATTAACTAAAACAATTGAATATAATGCAAGCATTAATGTAACTGGAACTATAGAGATTGATATGACCATGGAAGAACCTGATATTAGAGATTTGGTTTGGAATGCTTTGTCAATTAATAGCACATTAGGTGAAGTAGAAGTACATGACTTCGATGTCTTATCAGTAGAGGAGTGCTAATGTCAATTGTAACCGTTGATACTGGTTCCCGCAAAATGGCGGGAGCAGTAAATTTTGAAGCATGGAAATATGGGGTAGAGGTAGAAAACCTAGATAACTACCAAGTAGAGCTATGTTGTGCAAATGAAGAAAAGCTTGATTTAATCTTAAATAAGTTTAAGAATGTTAAAGTCCTACATAGAGAACTAATCAAGGAAGTATCATGGTAGGCAACATCATTGAATATTTAAAGCTACATGTTATGAGCTTGAATCAAGATATTTATAAGATGAATCTTGAATTTGATAGAGATGAGATTCTATACAAAGAGGGTCAAATTGATGCATGTGAACATATTTTGTCATACATCAAGGAACTTGACAAAACCCTTTACGAAGGAGTAAAATAACGCCATGACAAATTTACGAATATATGAGGTTGAATATTCTGTATCTCCTGGGGGTGTTAATGCCTTTGAGGTATATGATGGACGTTTTCCTGATTCCCCACCGCTTTACGAATCAGAGGATTTGACACAGGCTGTGCAGTTCTGTTATAATCTCGGACGGGATTTTACTGTCCTTACTTTAGCCGAATACTACAAACAGGAGTCAATGAATGTCTAAAACAAGAATGGAACTATTAGAGGATATGGATATTCTTTTGGAAAAGTATATGCAAACCAGTGATACTTGGAGACCAGCACTTGTTGACCTTGTTGCATTCAATTTTATTAATGGCATGTGTCAAAATGACTATGACGGAACTGATCCAGATTTCTTATGGCGTAAAAGCCCTGATGAAATCATGCAACACATTTTAGATACGAATCACTATTTTAATAGTGGTATCGAATTTGGTGCAGACCAACTACACGAAGAGATTCGTGAATATCTAATCAATAATGATTTTATCGTTGACCCATCAGATGTTGACGATGAAGAATACCAACAACTAACAGAAGGAGCACACTAATGGCAAAAAAGGCAGCAGAAGTAGTAAAGCAAGATGCACGTACATTCTTGATCAGCAAGGGTTTTAAGCCAGGTGCCCGTGGTCGTTTCTCAGCAGAGATGATCCAGGCCCTAAAGGATTCAAAGCTTGAATTCACTAAGCCAATCAAGGATCCAAAGCCTCGTTCTAAGGCAAGCTCTGTCCCTTTAATGTAAACCCTTTTCAGGACTCTGACCCCATACGTACAAGCCGTACATTGTATGGTCTAAACCGTATGGGTGAGAGAATCGGATATGTCATGTGCGGGGATTGTAAATTGCATATGAGTTATTGTAGATGTATAGACGGAGTTAAGGCTCCAAAAGAAATTATAAAGCCTCTTGACAACCTTGTAAGACTATAGTAGAATAGGACAACTTATGACTAGATTTGTTGCAGTATCCAATAACATCAAGTCTAGTGGCATATCTGAAAAATATGTTAAACAGACTTATGAGGCATTATCCAATAATAATATCAACTTAGAGAATATCGCAATTCAAATATCTCAATTGCCTATTAGAGAACAAAATAAGTTTTTGAGGTTAATGATAAATTATATAGAAATGACTGCTAATAAGAAGAATATGCATTATGCACCTGTAGGTCTATCTCAGGCTATAGAACTATGCGATAGAATTATGGGTGTCGTTAATGACTACTATGAAGAACAAGATAAATTGATTGGAGAAATGTAATGGGAGCAAGAACTAATTATACAATTATCACTACTGATAATCCCGCCCAGAATATCAATGTATATGCCCACTGGGATGGCGAAGAAGGCCCTAGCATCCTGCATAATGCAGTTAAGGCCGCACAGCCTCGGTTCAATGATTTATCATATGCTACTCGTATAATCATAGATCAATTAACTAAACATGGGCGGGACTCAGAAACAGGTTATGGAATCTATATTGGAGATGAAGTAACACATGAAGAAGAGTATGAATACAAAGAAGTTAACTTAATTAATAAAACAGTAACGATTGGAAGCCAACAATTCCGACTTGACGAATATATATCTGCAGTGGTATAATTAAAGAGCAAAGATAGGGCGTTCAGGCTATCTGCCAAGTCCAACTAAGACCCTTGGGATTCGGGACCCAGGGGTCTTTTATTATTTCATTTTACATTTGTGTGATTTACATCACAGATCGGCTTCGGCCAAAATTTAAAATAGGGATTACGAAGAAGCTTAAAAATCTCTTGATCCATGGGCGGGAATTCCACAAGTAGACATTACGAACACCTCTATATATACCCCAATAAAACCTATATAAAACATAAGATAAATATAATGTTTATTAAAATAAATAAGCAATTATGAATACATTCGTACAGTTTCTGTACAGTTTTGTATAAAAAATTGCCTATAATTTTTATAGGTGCTTATCGTGACCAAATTGTTATATAAAAACTATTGACAAATAATTTTATATGTGCTTATATAGTTATCCACAGGTTAGGCACATATATGTGGATAAGTCCATATAACAGGATTTGACGTATATTTTTTTATATGGTACATTACGAAGGCGTCATATAAATGCTGCTCTATAACATGTATATAATATCTGTGGATAACCTGTGCATATATGTGGATAACTAGTGCATATATTCTCCACTTTGCTCCACTATAAACCACTATAAACCATTGTAGGAGCCTGTATGAGACCTTAATAGGGCATGGAGTATAATAGGGTATATGAATATATCTGAGTTTGTAGAGCAATCTAAAAAGGCGGGATTGGAATATGCTGTCCTAAAAAATTGGCATCAGCCAACTCCATCTTGGGACGAATTCAAGAATTTACACAATGAATATACAGAGCAAGGTAGGGTATCTATCAAAAATAGACCATATGGAGAGATATTCAAATACTTCCTTGATGAGTCTATTAAGGCTTATCCTAATGTAGATTATGAGTTCTTTCTTATGCAATGTTCTAGCTTTCGTAATCTTGATCCCGCCAATTCTGGTACATATAGGCATAGTGACCCAACTGATACCCTCCACTGGCAATGTAGAGGTGTCTCGGAATGGTTCATGGGAGAAGATATGGAATCTATAATTCTTGAGCCTGGAGATTTAATCTGGTTCTCTGCTCATACTAAGCATAAGGTAGAAAATCTTACTGAAAAATATGCCTTAATATTTGCTGAATATTCTCCACTGCTTTTTCATGATGAGAATGGAAATTCTAATTAGGTGGTATACTTAACTTATGTTCTATAATAGACCCGATTGTATCAAATTAAATGAAGGTATCTACCTGTTTAAAGGTTATATTCCACAGGATATGATTGATAGATATACTAAGATCTTCAATTCGTTCCCTCCCGAATCTTATACTAAAACTGAGAATGTTGTCGAATGGTATAACGATCATACTGGACCTTATGTCTTTGAATTAATTGATCTTTGGGAGCATATCTCAGAGCTTATTTATCCTGAATATTTGATTAACCCTCAACCGCAGGTTATGGCTTCATATCCTGGACAATCTGGCATGTTTGTTCATGCTGATAGCCCTGGACAAGGTAGAGCAGATATGCTTACTCAACCTGATAGTTATTCTACATGTAGCCTTATTGATTATGGTTTGGTTGCTTATTTTGGAGACTTTACGGGTGGAGATATTTACTATCCATCATTTGGCAAAGATGGTCAATTAAGACCACAAGAGCAACATCAAGATATGGATGAAGCTTTTTCATATAAGCCAGAACCAGGAGATATAGTTATTCATAGTGCATATAGCCCTTATGAGCATGGTACTAAACCAGTATTATCTGGAGTTAGATATGCATTTTCTGGATTTGCGACTGAGGCTGCTATGGCTCCTAATACTTTTTATCATTATAAGAGTCCTGAATATATTGAGCATATTAGCCCTAAAACGCAAGAAGCATTATATAAATGGTCTATGCCTCGGGTTTAATATAGGGCTACCAGTTTTCGGCTCATTGCTTGCCCCGCCGTATTAATTAAATATAATAAATAATAATAGAATAACCCACCATATGTGGATCAGAGTTTTCATTCGTACTTGGAATCTGAGAGTATTTCTTTAAGCACCTTGCGAATATATCTTTGTCTTTCTCTATATCTTCTTGGGTTTTTAATAAATGATTTTAGCTTTAACTTAAAAATAGCTATTTTATATGCCATTTGTTTTTCTCCTAAATCTGTATATATATCTGATCAATGATGATCTTTTGACTGTTATATCGTAAAATGAATGTTTAAACGACTCAGTATATTTAAAATCACTCATTTACTTAATTAAATTAGATATATCTCTATGAGAGCGAATTATTAAAGGAACCTTTGTATCTGTAATTCCCTCGTATTTTGGATGATCCAAATCTATAACATCCAGAGAATCAAATATTTGCGGGGTTATTCTAGCCTTTTTAATTTTTTTAAATTCTTCTTGAAAGTACTCATCAAATTCGCATGAAGCGTTAAAATTAGCAATCTTTTCATTTATCTTAGCTTCATTAACATTGCTACTTAGGAATTGTCGAATATAATACTTTTCCCCGCCTTGTTTGATCGGTAGAACCCCATGATATGCGTCTACTGGAAAGATCATTCCATCCCCAGCCTGCATTTTATAAGTAAAGTAATCATCAACAACCCAGGCTATTCCTGTTTTTCCAGAATAAGAATCTTTATATTCTGTTTTTTCAGCTTTTCTAAAATCAAAAAAGGTAATTTCTCCACCTTCATAGTCATCATTTACATAAATATTAAAGTTAAACATATGTGATGGATTTTCTCCCCACCAGTGTACAGTATCCTGATGGATATTCATTTGCCAATCATACTCTACATTTTTATTTGTTTCAAATATAACTAAATCAGCAATATGATGGTTATTGTTTCCAGATAAAATTCTTTTTTCTAATTCTGAATATGAAGTGGGAATGTCTTTATCGTATCCTCGTTCTTCAAACCAAGCATGATCTAAATAATTTTCCTTATATATCTTAAGAATATTAAAAAATATATCTAAGCACTCACGTTGCAGTTCTGCTCCATAGGCTTCGCTTGTTTTCCATTCATTATTTTCTGCTGGGTAAGCTTTTGCATAGTTACCCCATGGCTTCCAGTCGTACCAGTGTTTTTGACCAAAAAATGGATCGTTATTTGTTTTTGAATCTAATATAAAATCATATACTTTTTTAGGGTCTTTTAATACATTTTTAAATAGCAATACCCCAAAACCAAGGTCTATAGGTTCTAGTTCCATATTATTTACTTCTTTTCTTCAGTTGGGTCGAAATTGTTTTCGTTTATTGCTGTATTACGAATATGTAATACCAAGCATGCTCTTTCTCCTGCAATGACATCATTAACAGAATGCATAGTATATCCATCAAAATATATTAAAGAACCAGTTTTTGGCTTATAAGAAATTGGATTTTCTACTTTTGTATAGTCTTCTCCATAGCCATAAAATACAATATCTCCACCTTCATAATTTTCATTGAAGTATAGTACTGCAGTATAGATTGTCCCGCCTTCACCCCAATGATCTACGTGAGGGTTCATTCCCTCTGTTTTTGCTCCTTCTGGACCAAAACATTTGTAGTGTGAAGTTTCATATACAATATCTGAGTTCTTAAATCCAAATACAGTGGACATATTTTGTCCTATTAAATTAAATAAATCGTATATTAAAGAATCTCGTGATTGTTCATCTTTTAAATGATCTAGTAAAGAAAAAATTTCTGGAGTCCAGCCCATACAAACAGCGTTTGAACCACTATCTTTATTTACATAAATGATGCATTTTCCATCATCATCAAGTAAATCAGAATTCTTCATATATGAATTAATATATTCGCAAGTTTTCTTACCAATAAAATTTTCAATTATTTGTGGCTTCATAGTTATCTTCCTTTACGTCATAAAATAGTATTAAGTTGGCTCTTTCCCCAGACAATACTTCATTTACTGAATGTGGATGATCTTCATCTCCTCTAAAGTATATCATAGTTCCCGCTTTTGGGTGATATGACGTAGAATTATTTCCTTGACTGTCATCGTAAAATAAAATTTCTCCCCCAGTATAGTCATCTGTTAAATACACTAACACTGAATATCCAGCATTTTTCATAGTTCCTTCGTAAGCCCCACGATTATCTGTATGATATCCAAGTCCTTGACCAGTAGTTAAAACTTGATAGTTTATTCTATTTAGAACAACATTATCTTTTTTTAAATTAAACTTATGTGCAATCGCATCAATAATTAATTTTATCAGATCAAAAGTAACATCACCTTTAATAGTATTTATTCCGCTATCTGTAAGGTATACATTTAATAGATTATTTGGATTTATTACAGCTTTTGGCCTTAAATAATTATGTATGTGTGCAGCAGATTCTTTGGTAAGAAAATCTTCAACTATATTTGGTTGCATTATTCTGCTCTCGTATCTGGACTACGTAAATAAAATACCATATCCATATCTTGCCCGCAAGGACACATAATATGTCTATCTAATTTGCGATGGATCTCCATCTTAATCTTATTATAGCATTTAGGGCATTCATATTCATATGTGTGTAGGCTTACCATATTTCATCCAAACTGTATTCTGGTTTATTAATATCTTCTTCTAGGTCAATTTTATACCAAGTCCCCCATTTTAAGCTACGTTGAAATAGTATTTCAGATAGCCAACCGCATATATTTCCTATTGTATTTAGGATTATATTGTTGCTATTACGTACTTTTTTATAGGGCTTCCTGTTTTCGCTCATTTTTTCGTGACCGTTAATGATTCTATCTGGGTATTTAAATCAGTAATTTGATTACTTAATTGATTAATTTGAGTATTTGCATCTTTGATTTGTTTTACATAATCTGTTTGAGTTTGATGCCACGCTGCAATGTTTACTCCAAATACAACTAATAGCACCCAAAATAAGATCTTTATTAGCATTACCAACCCCCTAAGCAGTCTTTAGAATGTGTATGCATCGTATATTGCAATAGGTATTCTCCTTTAGTGGGAGCAAAAAGATCTTTTTTACAAGCCCCGCAATTTCCCGACCATTCTTCAGCAAAGAAATCGTATGACATATATTTAATTAAAGGGTTTTTAGATTTATTCATTACCTAGTCCTGGGATAGCATCTGGAATATGTTTTGGATTATTATACACTACATGAACCATATTGTCATGTATGATTACTTGATCGTTCTTTCGTTCTTCTAACCATTTTAAAAGTTCTGTTGTTGGTTCCCAGCCCAAATCATTCTTGATCTTTGAATTATTAGCCAAGGTTTGTTCCATTTCACTTTGTCTTTCTGGTATAAACTCTAATTGTTTTGATAGTGATTGGGCTATTTCTAATATTGAATGGTTTTTCCCAGTTCCTACATCATACATAATACCATTCATCTTTTTATCTGTAAAGGCTGCTAATATAGTGGCTTCTACTACGTCATCTATATGGGTAAAATCTCTTGTTTGCATCCCGTCCCCGACTATAGTTAAAGGTACTTTAGCATCTTTTTGTTTAATAAATTTACCAATGACTGTTGCATATTCACCTTTTGATGGTTGGCGGTCACCGTATACATTAAAGTATCTTAAAATAACTGGATCTAATTCTGGATAAGTTTTAATAAGATTTTCTGAAAATTGTTTTGAAATTGAATATATTGTTGAAGGGCCATTTTCATGATATATTGAAGAAGTACTAGCATAAATAATACGCTTAACATCGTTTGCTTTGGATGCCTCCAATACATTTAATGTGCCCATGCAATTAACCTTTAAAGAATGGGTGGGATCTTTAATAGCCAATTGAATTCTAGCATCAGAAGCTAAATGAAATACATAGTCTACTTTATAAAACAAAGGTTCAATGTTTTTGTAATTAGTTATATCTTTTTTATGATTTTCGGCGGAATAGTTTTTGTAAAATTTATCATTGGATACGGCACTTTCATTATCTATATTTATTACGTAGTGTCCAAGCTTAATTAATCTATCAACTAAATGCGAACCTATAAAGCCAGATCCACCAGTTACTAAACATTTTGCCATTTTTATTCTTTCTATTAAGACCAATATAGCCAATATTTCAGGCTATATTGGCTATCATATTCCATAAGGCTAGTTTGGCTGTTGATCCTTTTTACATTCTTTTCTAACTTCTGCTATCTCTTGCGATATAGTGTATTTTAGATATTTTTTTAGATCTTTATGCCTACATAAAAGCCTCATATAGGATTGTAGTAAAACAATGATGATACCTAAGAGAGTTAAAATCATGTTTCAGATTCGCCCTCTCCTGTGACATATTCTTTGATCTGGGCTAATTCCTCATGCATATGCTGTAATAACTCTTGAGTCTCTCTAGAGATTCTTAAGTCCCTGTTCATAACCTTACGGTCACGTTCAGATTCCCTGTCAGTTGCAGATAGAATTAAACCAGATAGCAAGATAGCTTCGAGTGAAACTATCATGGTTAGGAGACCGTATGGAAATGGTTCAACTCTGAACAAAATCCAAGCACCGAACCAAACCATGTGTACAATTAAGAACCAAGGGGTTCCAAATGCATGTGCGGTCCAATCGGCAAAAGCCTCCATGTGCTTTTCTATATGTTTTATTATCTTCTTGATATACATCATCCTCTCGTAGTACTATGAGAGATAGCACTACAAGATAATTATATCATTAATTAACTAATAATATATTATTCAAAATCTTTTTGAGTTTCAAAAATTTGTTTTGCTTGTTGTAATTTATTTGTAGATATTAATTCATTAATGTAATACATGTAACGATCAACAATAAATACTACATCATCTACTATTGCTTTACTAGTTTCTTCTGTAATACCGTCAATTTTCCCGTCAATTGCTTTTTGTTCAAGCAAATCTCGTGCCACATTAAATACAATAGAATCTAAATCTTCACTACTTACTGGTATGTCCATTATCCCTCATCTGTTTTCCAATCATGTTTATCACACCTGCAAGAGCTAATACAAATGCATACATGACAAAACCAAAAATGGCCCAATTATTATGGGCACGTATATTATATCCTACGCCTATCCAAGCCGTAATTTGAAGAAAACTATTAAATAAATTCATTATTCCTCGTTTTCGTATTCTTCGGCACAATCTTCGCAAAATGGCAATCCATCAATATTGGTTGTTGCCATCTCATCACAATCACTACATTTCATTTACTGACCCGCCTTTCCATTGAGTACTTTCATACTCTATTATACTAGATAAAGTTTGTTCTATAGCGGAATGCATGCTTGATTCATACTCTATATCACTCATGGTTTTCTCAATTCATCTTGAACGAATACATAAGCCTTATGCCAAGCATAGTTAATATCTCCATCGTTTAGAATATCAAAAACCTTTTGTAAGATATTCTTTTCAATTTTTTGTATTTCAGAATTAATCAATTAAGTCCAAATCGTAAACTGTTAAGCCAAATCCTTCTGTATAAGAAGGATGCATTTTCATACTTTCTCTGCGTGATCTTTCTTTTTTTACCATATCAAGAGTTTCAAAATATCCCGCCCCATCAACAATATTATCACGCTTAGGACGATTAATTTCACGACTAATTTTAACTCCAACCATACACAAAGCAACTTGTTCAGGAGTAACTTTTATATCTAGTATTGCTGACCATATTTTAGCGGTGCGTGAAAAATCTTCAAATGGATGTCCATAATTTTCTCCACGTTCCCCATGTACAATACGCTTAGCTTCTTCAAGAATAGATTCTTTATTCATTGTTTAAGCTTTCCACATAGGCATCATAGTTCTTTCCTTCTTCCTCAATTAAAGCAGACCAATAAATTTCTCCTGGTTGTCTTTTAATTGCGTTAGGGTTTCTACGTTTCTTCATATTAAGCACTTTATTATGTCGTTTTAATCCACGAATTTGCTGTGCTCTGCCTTTATTCTTGTGCATTTTCTTCCTCATAACCAAATAGCATTCCACTATTAACAAAATAAAACTTTTCATTTGTTTGATTATCCATTACTTCGGTTGCATGATTAGGTGAATAATATACAACCATTCCTTCTTTAATTGTATCTACAGGATACAATTCTCCATTAAAGCCACTTCTTTCTCCTGGCCCAACCTTTACTACAAGACCACGCTTAAGATCTTTTTCAAGTGCGGTAGAAGTAAGTACTAATCCGCTTGCTGTGGTTGATTCTGTTTCTTCAATCTGTGAGACAAGCAATAGCTTTCCCAATGGTGTTAAGTTTGTCATATTTTTATCCTAAATATATTACTCTTGTTACTGTCATGCATGGGTCTCCGCCTTCTTCCCATTCATCTCTTTCCTCATCAGACATTTGATCGTATCCGCCATCATGAGTCATACAAAATGTTTCGGTGATCCAATTGCTATCAAGACCTTCTTGATACCAATCCCAAAAATCTTTATTCGGCTTGTTGGACATAGATTCTGGTTTCCCCACCTGAATAAATATCAAATTCTTTTGCAGCATCAATGGCATTTTTCATAGCCTTTTTAGCTTCTGTTAGGTTAGTAAAAATTTTTGGACCTGCTGAAAATAAAGATCCTTGTGCAAAGTCTCCACCGCTACCCGATGTAATATAATTTCTACTATCTCGGTCCCATGAATAATCATCATCAATGATATACAAAACACCTTGTACAGAAATTAAAAACACTCCATCATGTTGTGCGTAATCTCCATCATCTTTCATGTCGTAACCATGATCCATAAATGTTTGTCTCATCTCTGGAATAAAAATGTTAGAAATCCATTTATCTAGTTGTTCTGCTGTTCTGCTCGGTTGAGGTTTTGGGGCTTTAAATACGTATTGAAGCAAATTCATACCTCTACCAGAGCCACAACCAGCAATTAAAATGCCATTATTATTAATAACTTTATCATCAGACATTTTAACTCTACGATAATCATCATGGGTAGACTGAGTATCTGCTCCCATAACTACCCAAGAAGTACCTTGGATTGCTGCTATTGTTGTCATTTATATCCTTAATTAAGAGTTAACTTGTTCAATAATTTCGTCTGCGGTTCTAGCAGTAATTGTTTTTTCTACTACTCCCTTATTCATTTTGAATAAAGTGGGAATACTTTTAACATTATACGCTTCAGTATATTTAGAGTCAATTGTATCTACATCAATAACAAAATATTGATAATTTTCATCTTGCATCCCCGCTTTTGCATAAATAGGCTTTAGTTGCCTACAAGGTTGACACCAAGAAGCAGTAAAATAAACTACAGCATTGTCAATAGACAAAGCTTTTTCTATGTCTCCAGTTACATCAATCATAATTCTCCTATGCGATCAATTCATTTGCAAGGATGTCTTTACCAACATACCTACGTCTAATTATAAAATCTCTTACTGAATCCGCACCTTTTGATCGGGCAGCTAAAACAACAACCCATCTAGGTTCAAACTTAGCATCAATACAAGTCTGACACAATAAAGAAATGACGCCATCAAGCAATTCAGATTTCTTTGGGTGTAACTCTTGCTTTTGTTTATTGCAAGAATAACATTTCATTCTTCTTCTCCTTCTTCATAAATGATCTCAAATTCATCGTTTTCGATAAAGACATCATATAAAACTCCGCCATATGTATATTTAACTCTAGAAGCATAAGCTCCTTCCGTAATTAAATCTGCATACACCCCTTCTTTAAGAAGAAGTACTTTTCTTTCGTTTGTCATATTTTATTCCCTCTATCTCGCAACGAACCCCGTAAGATTCAATTAACTGTTTACAAAGTAGTAAATACTCCATAATTTGCATACGTTTGTTTTCTTCATATTCCATTATGTTTTCTTCGTATACAGTTAAAGCTAGATAATTTGGACGTGCTCTTACGTCCATTTTAAGATGTTTTACTGGCATCTTAATTTTACGGATGGCTTTAGCCATCTCTACATTATAAAAGATTTTTTCCATGAATTGACTTAAGCTTAGCCCAAGTTTCTTTTGTTTTATGTGAGTTATTTTGTTTATCTATGCGACCAAGATTCATATAAATCCCGCCACGAACACCAAATTCCTTCATTGCAACGCCATCAGCGTAGCATTGTTTGATTACAGGACAATTCATACAAACTTCATCAGTTGTATTTGCTAAAATTTTATCGTTTTCGTAATCATCATAAAACCAATTGATGTTCATATTACCACATGCTGCTAGATGATACCATCTAACATCTTCTTCATCAATTCCTAATTCTTTAAGTATGTTTGACATATTTTGATGGGATTAACCATGTCCCCTTGTCTGTGAGGGTATAGCGATTTACGTATCCCCATTTACCATTTTTAAACATACCGTTAACTTGAGTGAAGCCATTGTGACCTGGGGACCATTTTACAATTGTAAAATTATCCCAATAAAAACCATTTCTTTTGTTTTGATCAACGAACTTGTGAGCTTCTTTAAAGTTTAACTCTGTTACATTTTTCATATTTGTCTTGGTAACTTGCTTTCTTTTTCTTGTTGTTGGGCTTTTAGGATATCTTTAATTTCACCTAAAAGGCTTACTATCTGAGTAAGCGATTCTTTAATATCTATTGTATCATTATTCTTCATTATCTGTCAAGCACTTTCTATTACATTAAATGGAATATTATATTCTTTTAATATTCTTTGACAAGCACCACTTCTTTTATCTCCCGTCGTAAATATAAGAGCGTAATCTAAACCCGATTCAACTACTTCCATATCTTTTACTACTTGAGCATTCTTTCTTGTTATTTCTTCTTTAATTCTAAAATTTTTTTCTCTCAAAAATTTTTGAGTTTTACCAATGTATTCAGTTATCATTTGTTCTGCACCAATACCACCAGAATGAACAAAATTAATATTATCATGTCCAATTTCATGAGCTTCTTGTATAAACAAAGTTAAGCTTCTCATAATATCTGGATAGTTAGTCCAATCTTTACTTCCAAATACTCCGACTCGCATCGTTCACCTTTCAAATAAAACAGCGGGGGAATCCCCGCTGTTTATAAGTATATCAAAAAAGAAATTTAAATTCCTCTTTTAATGTTTGGAGCAAAAGCTCCGTCCCAAAGAGTTTTTTTCATTTCCTCTTTCTTTTCATCAGCAGGAGTTTCTTTTGCTTCTTCTTCTTTTGATTCTGTTTCCTCTGCTTTTTTAATTGGCATAGGTTGTCCGCAAGAAGGGCAATTTGCTGCTTTTGACATTCCTGAACATTCGCAAAGAGTCATTTCCTTACCGCAATCTGGGCAAGATTCTGCTTTCTTTACTGGTTCTGTTGTTTCTCCATCTGCTGGAGCTTGTTCAGTTGTATTTGCAGTTGTGCTGTAAGTTCCTTTGCCTTCTACATCATTTGCTCCGTGAGGAACAGCTGCTTTTGTAATTGCAATTTCACTTTGTGGATCTGGCTCTGTTGTAGAGTTACCAGGATTTGTATAAGAATTATTTATTGTAATTGATTCATTTACATCTAAAGATTTGTCTGTCATTTTTTCACCACCGTTCGTCCAAAAATTTGAATTAAAGATTGATGCAATGCTTTCTGATAAAGTTTTTTCTTTATTTTCTTTAACATAATATTCTAAATGATTATCATTTGGTTCTGCATGCATACTTGAACTAGAAGAAAATGGAGAGACTGTTCCCTGATCGGGTGTCCACGATTTTAAAATTTCTGCAGTTAACTTTAATAACTTATCGTAAACGCTCTCCATTATTCTCCTTTAATTATGGGCGAGTTGCGTTTTCTACGCTACCCTGCTCTGTTGATACGATTGGTCCACCGAATGTTTGTCCAGTTGTCATTGAGACATCTGATCCTGATAGTGGGCTTTGTACAGAGCTACCAGCCAAAGTCTTTGGCTCGTTAACACCTAGATTTGTTACAGCGTGTGATGCTGTATGATCTGGTGCAGTTGCTGCTGTTACCTCTGGCTTACCTGCTGCCTGAGATGGGGTTTGTTGATTGTTATCCATATTTCACCTCCATGTGAGTAATTTTATTATAGCATAAAACGCTTTATTTACGCTTTTAAGCGGTTATAAGCGTCTCTCCATAAATCTATGTACTTGTTGCTTTCAACGTCCCTCCAAGGCTTCTCCCAGCCTACGAAATGGGCAATTAAAGGATTCTCTGTATGTTGTGCCAAAAGTGGTTCTTTTAAATATATAGGATAAGTATTAAATCTAAGTGGCATGTTTTGTAGATAAGGCATGAAAAATAGATTAAATATATCTTGATCCATAAATGGCGGAATTGGATTATTGTATATATAATCTTTCATTTTGTAATGCATTCCGCTAACCCGCCAAAAATTTAAATCTGCAATAAATACGCCATCTGCAAAATAAATATCATCTTGACTTTCTGTTAAATGATTATCAAAATCATGAACTTCAACACATGCAACAAACTTATTATACATTGGATATTCTAGTAGTGGCTTTACATCTCTTAATACTATAGTATCTGGATCTATATAGATTGCTTTATCAAAACCATCTAAAACCTGTATCATAAAAACTCTATGCATGGCATGTCTAGATAGCCAAAAGTGTCCTTCTCCAATTATATTAATTTTTTTTGCATCTTTTTCAAATTGAATATAATCTGGAGCACACACAAATTTAATATTTAAATTTTTTACATTGCCTACACGATTAATAAAATCATCTTGTAGGCTTAAAAGCTTTTCTGGAACTAAACAGTAAAAATCTTGAATTTTATCTGAATGATAGTTATCGGAAAATGATCTAACTAAAACTGGTGCATACTCATAATAATTTTCATCAAAAGAAGTAAGCACTACAGTTTTCATTAATAATTACCTTCCATCCATTTCTTTGCTTTATCCGTTGCCTTGAAGAGTGCATTTAAATTTTCATCATACTCTATCTCCACAAGACCATCTTTATAAAGTTGCATTAAATCATTATCAATATCAGACATGATTTCTTCATATAGCATTGGCATAACAATCTTTAATTTATCTAAATCAAATCTAAAAACTGCTTCTCCATTGTCTGCAACCCCGTCCCAAACAATAGCACCTTGTTCTTCCAACCAACCAATCATCTTTTCATCTTCTTCGTCAGACATTACTTTACCTTTCTTAAAGGGTGTGTTGGCCAATAGTATTGGCAACCTTTACAACATGGCTTGTTTAATGGATCGTTAATGGCTCGTTCAAATTCTGCATAAACAAAAGAATCTTTGCGATATAAATTTGCTCTATGA